CATATTGCAGTAAGCCTCACCTTTTTCAACAAGTACTTTTTTCCATTGAGACAGGTTATTGTAATAACCCATAGCTTCGCCATACTTGTTATTCAGCTCTTTTACGAGTTGTTTTTCCTGTGCTTTTGTACCATTAAAGTGTTCTATGTAATTCTTATAATTCTCTATTTCGAGCGATGATTTAGCATAAGCCTCACGCCCTTTTGATAGGACTTCTTCTTGCTCTTTAAACTCTTCATCAGCTTTGCTTGTTGAATCAAAAAGTTTCATCAGCCAGCCAGCCAACTCACCCACGAGAACAATGAGTGCACCGATACCTGTTGTTACTAATGCTATCTTTAATCCTTTGAGGGCTAAAGATGCGGCTTTCGTTGCAACGGTCTGTGCTACTGTGGCTACTGTAGCAGTCCTTGTAGCCGTTGTATTTGCGATTTGTGCTGTTGTTCCAGCTACAGTAGAGGTATTGTTAGTTTGTTGCGCTGCTGTATCAGCTGTTGTGGCTACCGTATTAGCTTGCTGTGCAGCAGTGTTCACCTCTGTTGCAGTATTTTCAGCTTCCATAGCGGTTGCACCGTCTCCGATAAGTTTATTCCAAATCTTTTTTAGACTGTTAAGCGTAACAAGTGAAAAAGCACTGTCTTTGTTGAGCGTCTGTTGTACCTGCTGCAAGCCCATTGTGATTGCCATAACAGATTGTACACGGAGCATTATCTGCTGTAGTTTTTCGTTTTCACCCCCGAATAACCCAACTGCACCCTGTGCTATCGCGGCTGCCCCAGAGATGCCATTTAATCCCGATATAATACCTTGCAATCCCCTTTGGTCGTTAGCGAGGATCGTCGCTTGTGCCTGTGCGTCACCCCAAGCATCAGCCAATCGTCCAGCCTCTTCTTGTAATGCTTGATATGCTGCCGTACCGCGTTGTCCCGCAGCCTCCATTTCGACAAGTTCAGTCTTTATTTCGCGGAGGCGTTGGCGGAGGCTAATGTGCTTCTCTGCTGCTTGTTCTGCAGCTGCCGCCTCCTCCTTTAGTCGTTGGTCTTCTTTAAGTAGTTCATCAGCCGTGGCGGCAGCTTCTTTATTAACTTGCTTTCTCGCATTTATAACCTTTCTAATGGCTCGCTCTTGTTCTTGTAACGCTTTCGCTGTTTTATCATCACCTTTCATGAATGCAGCTCCCGCAGCCTTATCTAAACGTTCGTATTCCTTTTCGAGTTCTTTAATTGCAAGCTCATTCTCGCCTACGACGCGGTCAATTTCAGCAAAGGCGGCATCGATACTTTCAAGTGTTGTTGGGGCATTAGAAACAATATCTATATTGATGGTTGGAATATTAGACAGCAGGTCACGGACAGCGGCACTCTGCCGCTCCGCCTCTTCATCAATACCATGCAAAATTTGATTAGCTTTTGCTGCATCCTGTTCGAGCTGCGAGTTATCGAGCCCTATGCCATAATATGATTTCCCGTTGTCATTTTCCATAATTCCGAAGCCTTTACTATTAATCGAATTGGTCGAATATCTCTTTTACCCTCTCTCTATTTTTAGGATCATCAACTTTGATAATTTCCTGTTCTTTTTCTCCTTTTCCTTTTTTCTTGCTATTGTAGTTCGGTATGACAGCCCCAAACATTATCATGTTCACATAGGACATATCATACAGGACATAATCAATAGGGAGATTATAACCTTTCACTACACCCGCTATGACAGCCCAGATGCTGTCGTTTCCACCACTTTCGTTGGGCGAAGAAGATTTATCTCTATCAGGAAAGTGGTAGTTCCGAAAAAATCGCCAAGGTTGAAATCTTTCAGCAACTCGAATATAAGTTTATTCAACTGTGCTGTATCGAGCTCTTCAAGTAGCCATTTCGATAGCTCTGCTTTGCGGTCTACAGTCTCGTTTACAGAGCGTGTAAACAGCCCAAAGAAGTGTTTTCTTTTCGTTGTAACGGTTTCTTTCAGACCCTTTGCACCAAGTATAAGGATAGCGGCAATATCGCCCAGTATACGACAATCTTTTGCTACAAATAACACCTCTTCAACGATTTTCGCCTTATCAAGTTGTACTTGCGGTAAAAGTGAAATAGCCTCCGAAACGAGTATCAATGTTGATACACTCGGAGGCGCTACAATAAATGTCTTGTTACCTATGACGAATTCTTTTGGCTGTTGTAGTACAGCTTCTCCAACCCGTTGTTCGATAGTCTTTGTCATAATGAAAAATCATTTTAAAAATTTTTTGTTACGGGAGAGGGTATCGAACCCTCACCACCTGCTTTATAAAAGCAGTAAGCGACCATCGCTTTGTCCCGCTGTGTAGAAAAGTGTGGGGAGGGTAAAACTCCCCACACCGATGATTAGGCCTCGTTTAAGCAGGGATTTGCAGAACATCGACCTGTGTATTCTTACCATCAGCAGTGATGGTGACGGTTGCTCTACGTGCCTCTGTTCCACTGTTTGCTGTTACCTTTACAGTGACAACTTTAGCCGCGACAGAAACTGTTGCCCAGCTTTCGCTCGAAACGGCCGTTACCGTGCCTGTTGCAGTAGCTGTGATGGTCTTACCTGTTGTGTCGGCCGTACTACCGAAGTAAAGTGAAGACTTATCAACAGTAAGACCATTCTCGGTGTATGGCTTAATGGTCTTACCAGCGGCAGGTTTCAAACATTTAGCAACGTAATGCAGCATTTTGCCGTCTGCCGCCGTGTAGCTCTCCTCGACACGAAGTGTACAGCGGTCTATCTGCATCCCCTCACACGAATTATCTTCGGGGGTGACACGAAAAGCGTGTTCGCCCTTAATAAGACCGTCTTCGTCCTCAAATGGCCGAGACTGTCCTTTCTTTACGAAGATATCGAACTCAAACTGATATGTATTCTTCCCTACACGAGAATCAACAACCTCTCCTCCCTCTTCGTTAGCAGTTACCTCGTTACCAGCGGTGGGAGTTACTTTCGTGGTGTCTTGTTTTGGCGTATCAATTTCACGCCACGTCCCACCGGCGATAGGAGCACCATTAACACTCTCTTTGTGCTGAATTTTGGGTTTACCCCAAGATAGAATTCCCATAATTTTTCATTTTTAATTGTTATTTTAATCTTTTCCAAAATACTCATAGCCGAGTTTAACAACGATAAAGTGCTGATTGATTTCGGCTTCCTCCTCCGTATAGATGGTTTGCATCAACTTGAACTTGTAACAGGACACGGCGGCTGTCAGGCTATCAACCCACGCCTGCGCGAGACGCTCCAACTCCTCTGTGCGCCGCCCGTCTTCAACGAGAACGCCGTTTTTGTAGGGGTCGATGTCGGGGACAAAGATATTCACCGTAACCACACCCGTTTGAATTTGGTCGGGAATGCCTGCCGTGAAAGTCACGATAGCATCTTCCAACCTACTGTCACGGGGACGGTATCCATTCCGGTAGACATCACCTGAAATCATCGTGTAAAGGGTGCTGCCCTTGAAAAGTCGGTAAATATCACCTTGTACCTGTTTGCCTGTCTTTGCCATTTTATATACTTATTACTTAAATCCAAGCTGTTGCAACATCTGCGGGATGAGTTTATCGGCGAGCAGTTCCGAACTGTCGAGGACATCATAACCCTTTGCCGACACGTAGGAGGCATAATTCATACCTGCTACAACAATAAGGACTATCCCGTGTGGGAAATCCCGTACCAACTGCATAGCGTATTCTTTGCCGCCTCGTGAACCCTCTCTGCCCTCTTTTACGGTATCAAAAGAACTCATTTGTACTATTTCCCCGTCAACAGCAACGACATAACCGATACTGCTTCGGAGGTTACCTGTTTGGTCTTTATAGGAATTTGTCAAGCGAGCCGCATTCAACACCTGTTCCCCAACAGCGCAGAGATTGTAGACGAGAGCCTTTTTGATAGCTTCGACACGCCCTGTAATGTAGCGGTCAATCTCGGCTGTGGGTGTAAGTCGTTTTATTGGCATCGCTTATGATTGTTATTTTTTCCGAATTTTGCCTGTGGCGGGCTTTCATCTCTCACTCGTATGTTTTATTTGATTTGAGTTTTCAAGCCGACACAGGTTGTTTTTCGGGTTAAATCAATATCCTAATTTCACAAACAGCTTCCAACGGCTCGACTTGGATTATTGAAAACTCCCCGACAACGTTTCCTGCATGGTCTTTCAACCGAAGTTGCTCTGCGTCGAACGGCTGCTCCTCAATCAATACCGAATACTCGGCTGTTTTGAAGTGCTCGCCGTTTACCCGTCCGAGGTTGTTGTACTTGTTAGCCATGTACTGACAGGGTATCGGGGTGCCCCAATCGACAGAGGCTGGCTTCTGCGGATAACCCGTTGTTGGGTCTATGCCGCCTCCACTCGTCTTCTGTTTTAATTCGATTGTGCCGTTTTCAATAATCATACGTTTCTTGAATTACAATCTTGAACCTTTATATCCGTAAATGGGCTTTGACGCTGTCGACACCTCTCCGCATTCATCATACAGAGCTTTTGCTTGATTCCGAAACTGTTGTCTTTGTTCGTCCGTAAACGAAAAAGATTGTCCTCCTTGGGTGATGTTAGGTGCAAGAGCTAACCATGACAATAAATCGGCCTTTACGACCTTGTAGACTTTGCTGGTGATACGTTCTTGCGATGCTTCTTCATCAAGGATTAACCCCCGTCTTTTAGCCGATTCGACAAGTGTACGGAGAGGTATAGGATAGGCGCTTATGCCTTTGAGAGATTCGAGAACTGTTTCCATACAAATAAAGATTTAATCCCAAGCCTGTTTGTCGGTTCTGACATACAGGTTGCGATATGCAGTGTCAAAGACAGGCACTGCATCAGCCTGTCCAATCGTAACCTCGCTCAAAGGTTCGGTTGTACCATACTTCTTTACGGTAGTGTGCGCACGCTCCGCACGGAGGATAAGGTCGTTATTCTCCTGCAAAACATCGTACTGCGTTGTGCCGAGACGTTCACTCTCTGCAAGAATGAGGCGACGGTCTGCGAATGGGTTCCGTGAAGTAGAAGTACCATCGACAAACTCACGGGTAATCGTCTGATCGATAACCCTTATCTGCAAGCCGTTGAGCCATGCCTGTTTTGCAAGCATCGCATTAACGGCCGCGAGGTCGGGTGTCTGCGAAATACCAACAGCGTTTGCGAGGTACGAAGCGCAAGCCTTGATAATTTGCTCTGCAGAACAGATACGGTACAACTCATCCAAGTTGATAAACGCGAATTTCGGATTTAGACCATTTTCTTTTGCAAGCTGAACGAGTTTTGCAAGGTCACCGATGATGTCAGCATTGGCAGCATTCCCCCAATCGGACGCTGTCTTCTGCTTTTGGAAATCATCGACATCGTAATCAAGGTCGAACTCATTCGCATATGTTGCGTTATTGGTAGTGGTAAAAGCCAATCTGCCTGCATTTGAAGCCATCGCCCAAGCAATGAACTCCAACTCGGACTGAACGCCCGTAAAACAGAAATCCACATCCTCGCCCCAATACTGCACGAGTTTCGTAGCGTCATCGTCTTGTGCGAAAGCAAGTTCGGTTTGGTAATCCTTAATCTCTTTTCGTGTCATCTCACGGGAAATGCTGATAAAAGGAATATCGCCCTTTGCGCTCTCGAAGATAGGACGGCGCTTTCGAATAGTGGTGCCATTATCTGTGTGGAGGTCTGCAGCTACATTGCGCTTTGCAAGTTGATTGCTAAGTGTCTTCCAAATGAAGCCATTTACCTTTTTCACTGGAAAATACGTACCGAAAAGGAAAGGTTTTGCGTCTGCTGTATTCAGACGCGCCTGTACCATTTGACTTGTAAGCCCTTGAATTAGGGTATTCGTTACTGTTGCCATATTTTTTTACGTCTGATTTGTTAGTAATTGATAATACCTGTGAGATGCTTTGATACACAAGCAGGCATTACATTGCCTTTTGTAACGCCGATAAGCCAAGCATCAACATCAATGTTTGTTTTCTTTTCAACGGGCTTTCCCGTTCCTGTGATGGCGAGAGGCTGATACTTCAACGCTGACTTGTTGTCCGTTGCGCTCGAGGCCTCCTTTGCCTCTGCGATTGCGCCGCCAACAGCGATTGCCCCCAACGCTTCACTGATAGTAAGCTCATCTGACTCCTTGCTTGTTGCATCATCAATCTTTGTAATTTTTGCTGCAACGGCTTTTTCGTTGATAAGTACAAAATCGCCTACCTTGAAATTATGTCCCTTGTTGACCTTTATGGTCTTCTCGGAGGATTGCACTTCTGCAGCAACAACGGCGATTTTTATCACATGACAAATGCCGTCAATGGGCGTGCTTAACACGCTTCCCTCATTCAAAAAGTCGCCTCCGAGTTCCGCTGTGTTCACTGACACGCCGCCCCGAATATCAGCGATCTTGTGCATAAGAACACGAGGTGTACGAGTGTCCTTACGGCGAGTGACTGTCATACTCATTGCGTAATTTAATTTAATTTGTTAAACATTTAGAACGGCTGTCCGTCTGCTGAAGCTTTGCCCTCGCGAATACCGATTGCAGCCTCCTGTTCTTTAGTCAGCGCGTCCCCTTGATTGTTACCTCCGCCATTGTGAGCGGTAGGTCTGCCGAATACAGCCCCTTTAGAATTGATGTCTGCAACAAGTCCATCAACCTCCGTTGTTACATCGCCTACAAGTTTTGTAAACTCTTCGTCTGAAAGCGCATCAACAGAGATACGCTCGTAAGGCTTTCGGAGATTTTCGGGAAGTTTCTGATACACCGCCGAAAGTTGCTGTTTGCGGGTTGCGGTTGTGCGTTCTCCGTCCATCTTGTTCAAGCGGTCTGAAAGCGTTTTATTGCTCTCGATAAGCTGCTGTGCCCAAGCTGGGACAGTTTCTGCACCCCCTGCGGGTTGTGTTGTTGTGGTAACGGTTGTGCCGCCGCCTTGCTGTCCGCCTGCTGCGCCCCCGTTGTTGATTGGTTTACCATCTTTCAGTCCGTACTTCACTTCATAGTTCTGCGTAGCGGTCTGCGTGGCTTCTGTTGCACGGCTATCGCCGTAACTTTCCATAACCTCGATAAGTTCCTGTGTTACCCCCGCAACAGCGGTTGTAACCTGCTCATCTGTCGTAACAGTCTTGGCGAGTTTCTCTGCAATCCTGTTCAGAACATTGGCATTGCCCCCCTGAAATTTGGCTTTCAATGCCGCTAAAATTTTCTCTTTCATGTTATATGTGATGTTAATTAACTTACCAGTGAATGCCACAAAGATAATCATTTTCTTTATAAGTGATTATAAAATAATCATTTATTTCATTTTAAATCAATAATTAGGTATGAAATAGTATCATAAACTCAATTTTATTTCTCACTTATTAAAATTCATTAAAATCAACTATTCGGTTAAAAACAATCACGAAAGATGGGTTATTATTAAAATACTTCATTTATATTTGCAGTGTGATTATATTATAAACATTTTCAACGACAAAAATAACAGCGATATGACACAATTAAATTACAGCACGAAGTACATCAATCGCAACTATCTGATAAAGGTTGCGGGTATTGACAACGAGGGATGCAAGATTAATACCCTTGTAGGCGTGAGTGGAATGCTTGCCTTGATAGGAGTTGAACTCGCTAATAAGTTTCTTAATAGAGCTGAAAAGGGGATAGATGACAGTTGCGTTTGCAAGCTGCGTCGCGGACTAAAAATAACTTTTTACAACAAATAAAAAGATGAGAATAGAAATAATAGAGGGTGCATACCTCACAGGCTTTGAACCAAGTACGGACAACCTTACCGCCGACGAACTGCTGACGGAGGCGGAGGAGTTTTTAATGCAGAATTTAATTAACAGCTAAAAGATATCAAGTTATGGTTATGAAAGAGTACACTATCAGAATTAAGAATGCCGAGAATTGCAAACATTACGTAGATTTCAATATCGAAGAAGTGATAAAAGAGTTTGCAGGGCATGGCTTCAATGTTACAGAGGAAGCCATTATGCACAACTATGAGGCTTGGAAAGGCGATTTTAAGAGCGGGTTTAAGGATGAGGAAAACGGCTACTTCCTTTTTACCCCCTACGGTTGTGATACCTTGTGTTTCGTGGCTTGCGAATTGACAGGAGTAGATTGGCAAAAAACTTACAAAGCATAATAATTTATAAACAACTTAAATAACAGAATTATGGTAACAACAAATGTAACAATTCAACAGGGTTTGAACGAAGTGGTAATGAACAAAGTTCAGAAAATGATTGACGGGAAAGCCGTAGGAGTACAGGCAACAATGGAACGGCTCGTGAATGAGGGGAAGATTGCACAGGATTACATCGCCCCCATAGGCGTAAACCTGAAACTCAACGACCACAGCCCCGTTATCACTTTTGACGGGGAGGGGAGCAGCCTTTCAATGAGTATGCCCGATGGAGAGTTTACGCTTCACGATAATGCCATAGGGCAACTTGCCGACCGTATGGCTATCCCACAACGATACCTCCGCACACTTGCGGGCGGAGAGGCTTGGGCGCGACAGCTTGCCGCAACGGTGTTGAATGAGCACAGCGGTTGGACGCAACGCAGCCGCGTACTTGTTAGAACCATTGGGCAGCAGGTTCGCGGTGTGTTGAGCGACAGTTACCGCCGATTGAACAGCGTTGAAATACTTACCGCCTTTGTACAGGAGGCAGCTGGGCAGGGAGCGGTTATTTCAGACGCTTATATGAATGACACGAAAGTATGGGCGGAAACGATACTCCCGCAGCCTCTTGTAATACCGACTGCCAAAAACGGTGATGTTATCATCTTTGCGGGTGCAAGGTTTAGCACATCGGACTATGGCGATGGGGCTGTTGATATGCGGGCATTCCTGTTGAACGGGGCTTGCCTTAACGGTATGGTTCGTGAAAGCGTGATGAAGCAGGTACACCTCGGAAGCAAGTTGCCCGATAATCTCGCGATTTCACAGCGTACATACGAGCTTGACACGCAGACTACCGTCTCGGCTGTTCGCGACTTGACAAAGGGCTTGTTCAGCCGTGAGACTATCGAGCGCAAAGCTTACGAGATACAGGGGGCGAGTGAAATTGATGTAGACTTCGAGAATGAGATTATAAAGCTCACGAAATCGGGTGCGTTGCTCAAACAAGAGGGCAAAGAGGTTGAGAAGCTCCTCATGAAGAATGATCCCGAAGATGGTGTACAGGGAGGGGCAACGCTTTGGAAGCTGACACAGGCTATCACGGCACACGCCCGCGAGTTATCGCCCGAAAGAAGCCGTGAATTACACGAGATTTCGGGCGCACTGATGAACCGCGTTAAATTGCCCGCATAAGTATAATTATAATCGGCACAGGAGCTATAAAGGCTTTTGTGCTGATCTAAATATAAAATAAAGAAATGAATACAGCAGAAAAATTACGTAATGAAATGGTAATAAATGTGCCATTTACAAAAGATGAATTTATTAACAAAATCAGCGAAAGGATAAAACGCAGTGGTTTAGCTTCATTCGTTTGTGATCATCATATACGTGAGACCGATTTGGGGTCGAGGAGCACTATAAGAATGGCACATGAATTCGCTGCTTTGAAATATGCAGAATCAGAGGGGTTTAGGTTCCGATATAAATGGAATAGTTATGGTGTGAGATATTTGATATTTACACTTTAAATTAAGATAAGATGAGAAGATTCTATTTTACATTCATGATGAGTGATGCCGAGTATCACAATTGTTATCACGTAGAGGAGGCCGAAACTTACGGAGAAGCTCGCGATAAGATGATAGAGAGGTTTGGGACGGGCTGGGCTTTTCAATACGATGAAAGTCAATGGAGAATATCTAAAGAGCATTACGACAAAATATATGGCTGCGACCCGATGTTCCCTAATTGGTTCGAGGGTATGACGCAGGCTGATTTATTTAGACTAAAGGAGATTTAATTATGAAAGCAGAAATTTTAGAATGGCTCCGCAAAGGTAACGAGGCAGGACATTTCGTGCAGCGTCTATCAGACATTGTGCCTAATCCTAAGATTGATTTCAAGGTAGGTGATAAGGTTGTATTTACAAACGATTTCGGGGTTTCATTTACCGATTTAACGATAATCGCCATAGGTAAGCATAACGACCTTTGGAAATACGGGCACTGTATCTATCTCGACAAAGAGAGTTATTGGTTTCCCGTGAAGTACGAAAGTGTAACAATTCAATACGGGTGATGATTGATGTTTTATTTACAATACTGCGAGTTCGCCTGAAATTTGTCATTAGACAAGTTGAAAGTGGGAAATCTAAGTTCCTGTATACCGAAACTCGATATAGCTTTGGTTTCTGTATACAAAAACATCACCTGCTTGTGGATTTCTTACAACAGAAACCGACATCGCGCGCGTAATAAAGAAAAGGAGAGAAAAGAGAAGAAAATACCTTACGGTATAGTCGGCGACAATAAATTTTCGCCCCATGTGTATCAGGCAATTTAATTTACAAAAAAATATGGCAAAAAAAACATTCAAAATCAGAGCAAAGTTCGTCTTCGGCGGACTGGTAAAAGTACAAGCGCACAACCGACAGGAAGCGGAGGCGATAGTTGAGAAGAACATCACCGCCCTGTTGGGTAAGGTCGAGGTGTTCGATGAGGATATCGTGGATTGGGATTTCCCGACGCACTGCGACACTGTTATCAACCGCAAGGAACAGCGAGAGGAGGCGGAGGTATGAGCGATGAATTTATCTATCGGGTGGAGTTCAAAGAACCGCCTCTGTTGGGAGTGGACGAACGCACGGAGTTCTATTTCCACAGCCTCGCCGCTATCTACGAGGTGTTCACAGCGAGACAAATCGGCTGCAAGGTAACCCGCCTGTGGAACATCGGCGTATCGCATGGCAACCCTTATGAGGGGAGGCGATGCAAAATCACGAAAGAACAGATTTTGCGGAAAACGCGAAATAAGCGCGTATAACGCGTTAAAATTTTTGCGATATAAAATTATACACAAAATAAATTTGAACGTGACACAGCGCAAAGAAATAGGCGAATTCGGTATTTTAATCGTTGACGGGTGAAAAAGGAAAACGAAAATACAAAAAGATATGGAAATTTGGAAAGATATCAAAGGTTATGAGGGCTTGTATCAGATTTCAAGCCTCGGCAGGGTAAAAAGCCTTACAAGGGTCTTTTATTCGGGGAAGAGTCAATGTATAAAAAAATCATACCCCGAACATATAATGAAGAAGCGTTATTATCAAACGGGGTATGTATATGTAGGCTTATCAAAAGGTGGCATGGTGGAGAGATTTAGGGTACACAGACTCGTAGCAACGGCATTTGTGCCAAACCCTGACAATAATCCGTATGTAGACCACATAAATGCTGTGCGTGATGACAACAGAGTAGAAAATCTTCGTTGGGTGGATAATATTACAAACCAGAATAATCCGATAACTCGCAATCATCGGAGTTTATCAAAAATGGGAGACAAAAATCCAATGAAGAAAAAATGCCGCCCTGTGCAACAAATAGATTATATAACAGGGAAAGTTATTGCGGAATTCTCGGGCGTAAAGGAAGCTGCCCGATTATTATCAACCGATAGTGGCAATATTTCTCGTTGCTGCAACGGGAAAAAGTTAAAACACAAAGGATTTGTATTCCGTTTCAAGTAAAACCACTATATTTGCAATAATATGATAAACGAAAATGATTTTGAGAAGAATTGGGAACAGACGAAAGCCCGTGATGAACGGTTAGAGGCAGAATGGAAAGCCTTACCGCCCAAAGAAAAAGAACGCCGCCGTAAAATGTACAACGACGGCTTCTACGAGCGTATTTCCGATAACCCGATAGATGAACAGGCAGAAGATTAAATCTCTGTTAAATAAAAGACATGGAAACCGTCCTCTACAACCATTCTATCGAAGCGGAATTTAGAACCCTTATCAAACAAAACTTCCTTTTGGTTACGTTTACCTGCAAAACGCCCACCAAATTGTGAGAAATCCTCTATCGGATGTCCTGACTTGCCTTGTATGACGAGTAGGATATCCGTTTCATTTGATTTACGCCCAATATGAGCAGCAGCAAAATCCATAACGGTCGAACGATCTAAACTTGTTGATGTGAAGCCCTTAAATGTTGTTTCTGCCTGTTCCACTGTCTTTTCGTAAAATCCCCTTAATTGAGTTTTATTTAGCCGTACAGTCCTGTAAGTGGTAGCTTCAATAGGAGGTATTTTTGATAGCCCATTTGAAAGCAAATCAGAAAACGCCTCATTGAACTCTGTTAGCTTACCTTTGCGCAGCTGATTATTCAACTCGCGGTAAGCCGCCCTGTTCCCCTGTGTGTAATGATATATGGCGGCTTTCTCTGTGTTGGGCATTTCGGGGTATTTGTGTTGGAGAAATATGCCAAGACTTTCTGCCATAGCTTCGTTAGTTCGTGTAGCTCTCGTAAATACCTTTTCAATAGGCGAATAAGTATCAACCTCAAAGCCTTGTATATATTGTGGATTATCCCGAATGAAATATGGCATAGTTGACCAACCCTTTGCCCGTTCTTTATTGTTTTCCACCCAATCCTTAAAAGCCTGCGGAACATCATTAATGCGGTTTACACTATCATCGTTGGTAGGCTCTCCGTTGAGCATTTTCTTTGTATCAGCAGCTATCTCCTCTTGTGTTTTCAATACGCTTGTAGCATAACATCGGCAGTGGCTGTGCCAACCTGTAAACTTGAAATCCTTTGGGTACTTGCCTGCAAGCTCATCGCAGATGTCGTGGAATGGCTTACCATTTAGCGTATGGTTGTTCGATAGGTGTATCTCTATGCCCACAACGAAATCCATCTGCTGCCAGCGGAGATGGTCGGAAGTGCGGTAGGCGATGTTGGTTTCCGTCGCTGCAAGCCGTCGGGCATTTTTGTAACTGCTTCTGTAAACTCCCTGTCCTGGATGATATGCTTTCGCACGTTTAGATAGCTGCAACTGCCCGTGTTCATCACGTACACGGCGAAATAGTTTGTCTGGCTGTTTCAGGTATTGTCGTAAATCACGGCTCATTTCATCAGCAGACAGCCCGCTGCGTATGCCAATATCCAAGCCCATTTCGATTTCCTCCTTGAACTGCTCCGTATAACGCCATACCCTATCAGAAAGATTTAAGCCTGCTGTTTTACGCTGTGTAAATGCTTCTCTTGCATTCTCATTCGTGCTGTAATAGCGTCTATATTGTGCCTCTGTTAGCTTCCCGACGTTCTTTCCAAATACCCGATTAGCGAGTTCACTATTCTTATTGTTAGCAAGCGTCCATTCCGCATTGATACCATTCAGGACAACGGCTTGCATACGCGATTTCAGCCCCGACATAAGGTTTTCTATCCGTTTACGTGTAATTGGGTAATCGTCGAAAGAAAACGGCGTGTCGGGCTTGATTTCTCCTACTGTTCCGCTTATGGATACAGCTTCACGAATTGCATCACGATAAATGTTATCTATCTGCAATTCGTAGATCTTAATATTGCGCTTGTGACGCAGGTCGTATTTATCTTGCTTCTTTGTCATTGTCTGTACGCAGTTTGAAATGTCCACATTGCGGGTCTGAAAGGAACACACAGAACTTACCACCCTGTTGTTTATAGGGGCAACGGCAGAGTATCAAATGCCCGT